TGAAATAACATTCATTATTGTAAATTAGTAAAGTAACAAGATATTTTATGACAAGGAAAGCATTGATACTAGCGTTAGTAGGTGGTGGATTACCTAAGGGAGAACTCAAAGCAGAGATGTTTAAATTCCATAACTCTATGGTAGGTAAGAGTAAGTACTTCCGTAAAGAAGAGAACCCTAAGACGGCTTGTGGAAGCTGTATACAGAGGGTGAAGACTTCTATATGGAAGTGGTATCATTACGATGAGAAAGCACCAACCTACAAAGAGATAGTTTTTTCGGGAAGGTTGGGCGCACATAACATACCCTTATACAAATTTGTGGAGTGATGGCAAGTGTTAGAGATAAGAACGGTAATGTAGTCAGAGGACTAGGTTCTGAACTTACAGATACTCAGAAGGAGTTTATTGATAAGGTGAAGAAGTACGGCTTTGACGAAGCCGCTAAGATAGCTTCAGAGATGAAGTATACCAACTACTACCGAGACAGGAGAACTATCGGTACAGCGTTCTACAATGAGCTTATGAAGATAGTAGCATCTGAAGGGATGCAGATAGAAGCAGCGAAAGGTTCTAACATTAGAGCATTGATAAATATCAGAGACAAAGCACTACGTGCTGGAGATGATAAAGCTGCGATGGAAGCGATTAAGATACTGAACGATATGCAGGGCTATAAAGCCCCTACAAAGGTTCAACAAACTAAGATAGATGTAAAGGCTACTATCGACTTAACTAAAGAACCTGATGAGGAAACTGATACTTATATTGACGTTGATTACATTAACGAGTAACGCTCAAGAGTGTAATCCGTATTTTGGTATCGATAACTATGAATTAGATAAGTCTAAGTCTGCAGGTATAGCTTATGTAGCTTGTGTACACGCAACAGGTGTAGCAGCTGAAGTGGGTTATGATAATATCTTTGTAGGTGTCTTAGCAATGGGTGGTGGACATCACGGAGCAACCTACGGATATATCCACTATGAATACTACACAGACCTTTACAGGATATACGCTGGACCTGCATACCGACTAAACAACGACCCTGCACTAATGATAGGTAGAGTAGGCATAGACGTTAAAGCGTATAGAAACTTTTATGTTACCTTTAGTCTACTTCAAGTAAACCCCAACTTAAACTACTTTCACTACGGAGTAAAAGTGATATATTAATGGAGATAAAATTATACAATCCTACTGAGCCACAAAAGGATTTTCTACGTATCATCTACGAGGACAAGCCTTTTATCACACTAGCGGCTATGGGTAGGCAGACAGGTAAGACCTACTGTATGCAGAACGATGCAGTGATGCGTGCTTTGAATAACAAGAAGCACAGAATGTTTTGGGTGTCTCCTATACAGGACCAAGCAAATAAGGTGATGAAAGACATCGAGAGTATGTTTAGCAACCATCAGGATTTGTTTAGTCAGATAATTACAAGGTTTGACAGGAAGCACAATGAGATTTATTTTTATAACGGTAGCTTTATTAAATTTCGTTCTTCTGAGGCAGGGGATAATCTTCGTGGTGCCACGCTTGATTTTATCTATATTGACGAAGGAGCTTTTATTAAAGAAGCATTTATTAACGAAGTGCTTTTACCGATGGTTACACGGACGAACGGACGAGTAGTAATGAGCAGTACCTTTAACGGTAAGAATTGGTATTGGGATTGGTATCAGCGAGGATTGAAGGAAGAGAACGCTAAACAGATAAAAAGCATTAAGAGAACCTACCTTGACTTAAACGACCCTGATGTGGAGCGTACAGTATTAGGCATTAAGAAGTCAATGACTAAGGCACAGTTCGACCAAGAGTTTTTATGTAGACCTGTGAGTGCAGATGCCTTATTCTCGAACATTGAAGATGCAGTAGTTAAGGATGTAGCACAGGAGTACGAGAGAATCTATATCGGTATGGATATTGGTGTAGCACAGGATTACACGGTGCTTACTGCACTAACTCAAGACTACGAGGTGATAGATATAGACCGATTCAACTTCAAGGAGCAGGGATTAGACTCTACAGAATTTAAGCAACGTATTAAAGACTTTTACCTTAAACACTTTGATAAACTTGCAGCGGCATACTTTGAGGTGAACAACAATGATTTGTTATTCGATGAGATTACTGATGACGATAGAATGTATAAGCTAATACCGTTCCAAACGACAAGCAAGAGCAAACCTGAAATCATTAGAAACCTTATTAAGCTCTTTGAAGACCATAAGATTAAAATACCAAACTACGATGTATTGGTAAAAGAGTTGTACGATTACAAGAGTAAGAGAAACCCTATCACGGGGAACTTGCAGTTTTCTAATACCGAGGGTAAGCACGATGACTGTGTGATGAGTTTAGCTATAGCTGCCTATTGTGCTACAGAGGAACAAGACGGTGGTATAACGATGTTCTTATGATTACACTACGAAAGCATATTGAGCTGATGCAGCATATCCAATCAGGAGATACTGTATCTAATTTTATGGAAAGTATGAAGCCCTTAGAGGCTTTAGATTTTAGTAGAGCATCAAACAAGACCTATCCTATACAGCAGAACATTAAACGACCTAGTGTAGATAAAAAGATATATACTAACGTTGAGTCTTTAGTACTAGGACAGTTTATTATGCTGGAGCAAATCATTACAGGTAAAACAAATCTTGCAGACCATTTAATAGACTTTGAAATAGCTAAACTGCTTATCAGACCTTCACAACACATATTGTTTGATAACGAAGACATTAAAGAGGAAAAGGCTAACGAGCAAGACATACTAGATATGAATGTCTTAGAGGTCTATTGGGTGTTAGACAACTTTATTGAGAATAGAAACAAAACATTGTTTGAGGATTTCTCAGGGGTATTCTACGATGTGCCTGATGAAGATGAACAACAAGAAGAACAGACTCAAGAAGAGAAGACCTCGGAGATGTTATTCAACCAACAATGGTATTGGTATTCTATTGTTAGGATGTTAGGTAACGAAGACATTACTAAATACAGTGAAATATATATGTTGAATATGAGTACTGTATTACCTGAGATGTCCTTCCTAGCACAGCGTAGTAAGATAGAATCTGCTAAAGAAAGACAGAGGCAGGCTCTAGGTAAATTGTAAATTACAAAAAGAAGGTTGTGAACGATTTAATTAGTATTTACGAGCTGTTTGAGCAGTTTGGAACAACTCACAATATGGTGAGTACATTTAAGCTACTGAACAGCATAGAAGACCTTGAGAGAATAGAGATGGGTTATCGTGGTATGTATATCGCTCTAAACGATGCAAACATATCAAGAGAAGATTCAAGTCCTGTATACGATATTAATTTTGATATTGTTATAGTTGACAGAACGGATAAAGACGATTCGTTGGCTTTGATGAACTCTAATCAGGAGAATTTATTTGTGATGGGTCAACTTCAAGACTACTTCATACAGAACCTTGACGGAAGCCAAAGTTTCCAAGAAGTGAGTATGCGTGGTTTTTCAGACGATGACTACAACATCACAGCGGCTATAAGTTCTGCTACGTTTATCGTAGGTAGAAATCCTTATATCAAAGGAATTGATATTTAATGGCTGTAAATGTAAATAGAATGAAGAACCCCAAGGCTGCTAAAAATCAGCAGCAAGGGGCTATACGCTTTTACTTACAGCAAGAGTTGGATAAGCTAAAGATTATCAATAAGCTTAAAAACAACTTAAAGGGTATGGCTGTAGACGGTGAGCCTTATATCCACGATGTTACAGGGAAATTAAAAGATAGCATAAAACCTAAAAAAGACGGAAGGCCTGTTTGGGGCAAGAATATCACATCTAAAATAAAAACAGACACCTACTTAGGATTAGGTATTGGTATTGACCAAGTATCTGTAAAAATAGATATGGCTAAGTACGGAGATGTTTTGGATATGGGTAGAAAGCCAAATCCACAAGTCACCGTAGAAGATATTAAACAATGGATTATATTAAAGTCTCAAAAGTACCCTACCACTAAATGGTATTTGTATAATACAAGACAAGGAGTTAGAGATTTTTACGGAAGTGAAATGACACCTAAGATAGCAGCTTCTTTAGCTATACCTATTACAAGAAAGGTACGAATAGATGGTGTTAGAGAAAGTGGTTGGTTAGATGTATTAAAAGGAAAGCAAGGATTGAACGGTGCATTGCAACGTGCCTTTTCAAGATACCTTGGAGATTACGATGATTACACTTACGGTACGGTAATCAACAAACTAAATAAAATGTTAAGCAAGCTATAAAATGGCAGAACAAAGCAATAGAATACAGTTTCTAAAAGATGCGTTAAAGAACCTATCTTCAGCTGTAAGAGAGGTTAGCAATGGTCTTATTGACCTTGAAAAGGTTATATCAAGACTTTCAGGTAAAACTAGAGAGTTTGCTAAAGAGCAGCAAAAGGCAGCACAGTCGGTAAACCGTGTAGGTAAAAACCTTAAAGACACTGCAAAGACGGTAGATGATTACGGTAAGAATACCGAGAAAGCATCAAAGTCTCAAAAGGGATTATTTGGAGGTATAGGTAAAAACCTTAGAACCATTGTTCAGTTTTACGGTGCTTATCAAGTATTAAACTTAGCTATTAGTGCTTTTAGAGAATTAGCAATAGGTTCTGCTAAAAGAGCAATACAATTAGAGAAGGCATTAAAAGATGTAGCTGCAGTTGCAAACCTAACCTCAAAAGATATGGATAGGCTTGAGACGGTTGTGTTTAAAGTAGCAGGTACTACGTCTTTAACAGCTATGGAGGTAGTTGCCTTACAAAAAGAATTAGCAAAACTAGGAACTAGTGTATCAGATATTGAAAAACTTACAGGTCCTATTGCACTTTTATCGCAAGCATTAGGAGAAGATGCAGGAGGTGTAGCTGCTACACTAAAGAAAACGCTAAATCAGTTTCAAGCAACTTCTACAGAATCAGAAAGATTTTCAAATATATTATTAGGTGCTGTTAATGAAACTGCACTTAGTTTAAATGACCTCGGTACAGCATTAGGTTATGTTGGTCCACTTGGGGCGCAACTTGGAGTAAGCTTTGAAGAAACTGCTGCTTTATTAGGTATTCTTGCTGACAATGGATTTAAAGCCTCTAAAGCAGGTACAGGTCTTCGTTCTTTCTTCATTGCAGCTGCTAAAGACGGTAGACCATTTAATGAGTTCTTAGAAGATGTAGCAGATAGAAGTTTAGATGCTACTGAGGCTGTACAGACTTTTGGAAAAATAGCAGCTTCACAAGCATTAGTCCTTAGTAAAAACGTAGATGTATATAAAGAGTTGTCGAATAGTCTAGGAGACTTAAACAGACTTTTAAAAGCAAACGCAGACCAAATGTCTTCTACACAGGGGCAAATTGATTTGATTGGTTCAGCTTATGATAGAGCATCTATACGTTTAGGAGATTATATTACTAAAACAGAATTTTTCTTAGAAATCTTAGAAAGATTAGACCCAGCTACTGCAGGTCAAGCAAGAGCTTTTAATGTCATTTCAGGTGCTTCAGCAGAAACATCACTTCAATTAGATAATCTTTCAGCATCAATGATAAACTTTGGGGGAGATGCCGAGGAAAACGCTTTAAACACAACCCAATTACTTCTTGATGTTCTTGAATCTTCAGGTTCTATTGCAGAAGAAACATTAGGATATTGGAGAGAATATGCTAAAGATGGAGGAGACTTAATGGGCACGCTATCAAAAATGCAGAGTCGAGGAGCCTTATCAGACGATGTTGAAGACACTCTGTTATTAGCGGAAGGTCTCTTAGATATATATGCAAAGCAAGCAAAGACACAAAGAGACTTACGTATTGAAGAAAAAGCTAGAAATGAAAACTATAAAGAAGCTGAAAAATTAACAAATAAGCTTACTCAAGCTGCTAGAGAAGGCCTTCTAACAGATGAAGAACAAGAAAGGGTAACTAAAGGTTTAACACAAAAATTAACACAACTTCAAAAAGCAAGAGAAAGAAGTGGACTAACAACGGAGGAAATTATTGTTTTAGAAAAGCGTATTGACTTATTTCAAGAATTACAAACAACAGTAAAAAATCTTGAAAATTCAGAAGCTGCTATAGAGAAAAACAAACAAGCTAGAATTGAAAAAGCTTTTAAATCTGACCTAGAATTGATTCAAAATGAATTAAAAGCAAGACTCGATTCTATAAAGGCAATTACTGATACGGAACTCGCAGGCGCACAGAGTGCTGAAGAAGCTGCTGAAATTAGATTGAAGCAAGAGAAACTTTTACAGGCTGCCTATCAAGAGTCAGTGCGTAGTATTAACGAATTAAAAGACGCATACCCAAACTTTATCAGTGAGATTGAAGCTGCTTCTAAATCTTACGAGAAGTTTGTTGAGTTTACTCAATCTGATATTGGTAAAGAAGGTGTTACTATACTCAAGGATTACAAAAATTCCTTTGAGGCGCTGGGTAAACAGCTTAAAGATGAAAAGATAAGTCTTGGTGAATACGAGGCTCAAAACGATGCGTTAGAGGCTTCTTTGATAACATCTATCACAACTCTAAAAAACAGCACTGATGCTAATGAGGAGTTGAAAGATATGCTTGACAAGATAGTCGTTTCGTATCTCAACGCAAAGAAAGGTGCTGAAGATTATATTGAAGCCACTAAGGAAAACTTTAAAACTATTAGTCTTTTAGGTAAAACTATAGTTAAAGACCTTACCATTGAGGAGGCTATAGGTATGTCTCTTGCAACTACCACGGACGCAATATCAAACTTTAATGACGTAGCATTAGAAAATACTAAAGCGCGTTTAGAGTCAGAAAAAGACCTTATTGAAAATAGATACCAAGTAGAGCAGGACATCTTAAAGTCTCAACTTGACAATCAACTTATTACGGAGTCTCAATATAGACAGAAGCAAAAAGAACTGCGTAAGGCAAAGCTTGCTGAAGAAAATGCGATAGACAAAGAATTGTTTCAGGCTGAAAAGAAAAGAGACAGGCAGGACGCTAGAACAGGATATCTTCAAGCGTTAGCTTCTATCATACCTAACCTTATTGTTTATGATAAAGAAGCAAACCCTATTGGACTTTCTATTAAGGCAGCGTTATCAGGTGCGTTAGCGACAGCTGCTTACGGTGCTGAATTGGCAGCTATTGGTCAACGTAAATTCGTACCTAAGAAGTTTAAGCAAGGGGGTATGGTATCAGGTCCTTCACATAGTCAAGGCGGTGTACCATTTAGCGTACAAGGTCAGGGCGGCTACGAGATGGAAGGTGGTGAGTTTATTGTAAATAAACGTGCTACCGCTAAACACTACGACCTGTTACAGCGTATCAACGACTCATACCGTACAGCTCCTAGAGTTGGTAGTTTGAAGTTTGCGGATGGTGGTTTGATTAATAGCCCTATGAATGAAAGTGTAGATTACCTAAAGGCTATTGCCGAAGCTACTACCTCAACAGCTATTGGTGTAAGTAAACCTGTAAGAGCTTATGTGTCTGATAAAGACCTACGCACAAATGCTACAGAACGTAGAATTAGAGACAGAAACGATAGATTATAATGGCAGATTTAGTATTTAAACAAGGAATTGATAGCACGCTATTCAGTGTAGCTCTTACCCGTACATCTTCAAACACCCTTGAAGAAGTTACCGCAACAGGAGCGTTTCAACCTAGAGATGTAGTAAGAATTACATACATTCCATCGGGAAGTTACCCAAGAGCTGTATACGCTGTATGTACAAATGCTGTCGGTGCTGCTGAGTTTACATTTGATGAAAACATATATCCTGTAACTCTAACTTCTATAACAGGTGATATATACTTATACAACAGAGACAATGTAGCAGACACAGGCTCTTACAGAATTGGTGTAGATGTAGAGAACGGATTGTATTCAAAAGCATACTTACAGTACGAAAACAATATTACGTACTCATTAATCATACCTACCAAACGAAGAGAATACTTTGGTGCAGCATCAATTATTATAACACAATCAGATGTTGCTTTTGCAGATTTATGTGACAACAAAGCATACGGGGTAGGTTTGTCAGAAGCATCCTTAACCAACCTAAACAACAAGTTTAAGTCTTCGTTAGAATTTAACATCGCTACACGTTAGTATGGAATTTAAATTAGAGATTAGTCGAGACAATGTTAACTACTATGATGTTGACTTGTTTCCTGAACAGCAATTAGATTACGATTTAGATTTTTACGACAGCTTAGAAATCGACAAGGTAAAGCTTCCGTTTTACACAAAGATTCGTATTCCTCTAACCGCAAACAATAAAGCATCTAACAGGTTTAATTTTGACCCACTAACTAGTACGAGTGCTGATTTCCCTAAAGATGATTTTTATTTTACAATAAGTGTATTTGGGTCTTCTGTAACAGAGATAGGTGGTATTCTAAACATAAAGTCTTTTGAGTACAACTCAGCACAATCATATATAGAAGTAGAACTAAAAGACTATCTTTCTAAATACCTTACCAATATAAGCGACCTAAAGTTAGGTACACTATACGGCTCTGAAACAGCATACTACAGAAACAGACACACCTTTGCTGACTTCTTAAATACTACTGCAAGTGGTGGTGAGGCAGGTACTATAGGTCAAAATCCTGACCCTACACGTCCTATATCTTTCCCTTATGTAGACTTCTGTAACGATGTAGACGGAAAGTTTGGATATGCTGCAAGACAGTTTATGGAGTACGGTGCAGGGCTAAACAGAACAGGTATTATGCCTGTGTTTTCAGTGCCTAAGTTTTTAGAGTACATAGGTCTTTATTTAGATACAGCAAGTTTCCCTTTACGTGTAGACTCAAAACTTTTTGGAATAGGTAACTATGCAGGTAGCCCTGCCTTTGCAGATATGCAGCCTGAAAAGCTACATATGGTAATTCCTTCTCAGTTGCTTGCAAAGCAAGATGTAAACAGAAGAAACTTTAGCGTTAGACAATCACCTGCTTGGGCAGGAACAAATAAAAACCTAGACTATTGTGGAGATGTTCTAGGAACTCAAAAGCTAATCAAAACAGATTGGTTTGGTCATATGGAAACCGCTGGGAATTATGGAACTGATGGCGAAGGCGACCCTGTATACGCTGTAGAAGAATGGGGAGCAGACAAACGTATGGGATTCTACCCTTACGATACAGCAACGGGATTTGATGATGACGGAATACGTGGGTATTTCTGTCCTAAGGTTTCTTTTAATTCTTCTATAAGTTTTAATTCAGGTCAAACATCTGCTACATTAGAAACTATTAAGTACGAGATTCCTGTTATTCAAGATGATAAGATGGTTGTAAACATAGATACTGCCAACGCTAATTCAGATATGACTTTTGGATTATACATTGGAATCTATGTAGACGGTGTTATAAATAAGAAAATAAGACTTCAAGACGGTGGTGGAAATGACCTAGTATTAAATGCTCAAGGAGCAAGAACTTCTCAAGGGTACTCAAATAAAAACGATTATACAACCAATACTTTTGATTACTATGCTTGTAGTGATGTTTTTGGAACAGGGGGTAACGGTGCTATATTTCAATACGCATCTAATTGGATAGATGTTCTTGAGTTTGAATCTATTACAGCTTACCTTCCGCAAAATGAAGAATTGTTTGTATATGGTGGTAGCAGATATAGTATAAATTATTTCCTTGAACCTTTAGATGGTTCACTAGTAATTGAATATGTAGACAACTATCAATTTACACCTCCTAGTGGTGGCTTACCTGCATTTTGGAGTGCAGCAAGCATAACTCCTTCTACTTTTGAAGCTTACGATATTAAAAAGGCTATTACTAGAATTGGAGAGCCTGACGGTTCAGGAGAGTATGGTCAGTTAAATATCAAGTTTACTTCAAACGCAGACACCTTCCTTTACAAGACAGACGATGAGTTTTCTATTGAAGATTCTATAAACGATACCTGTCCGTTGAAGGTTTCAGAAATACTGCCTGAGATATTAAAAAGGTTTGAATGTGGATTGTTTTATGAGTACGATGATTCATCTGCTGACCCAGCAGACCATACCCACGTACTCCGTATAGACCCTTTACATATAGCACGAAGTGGTAGTCAAGACATTAACAATCTAGTTGATGACTTAAAGTCTGTTAAGATATTTAACGGTGGAGACAAGGTTAAAACACTCACACTAAATAACAAAGACTACGACCTTTACTTTGACGATTTTGATAATGACGGTGTAACTATTGGTTCTACTACTCAAGATATAAATCAAGAAGGTATAACTGAAATAAAGATAGACCTAAACTCTTCTATTTATTACCGTTCTGTTTGTGGTGAAGAAGGTCCAAATTATGACGAGGTAACAAACTACAAAGCTTTTAGTCAAAATGAATTAGGTTTTACAGAAAATATCTTTACTCCTAATAAAGACGTAGGTTTAAGATTTGCTTACTTAGATAAGCCGTTATATAAAACCAACTTACTTGTACCTTATGTAACCCTAAAAGGTTTTGGTGTTAATGAAAATATGGTTACAGATTCTCAAATAATATTTTCTAACAACCTTTCTGCACAAACAACAAATATTGGAGGTCAACACATATTCAATGGGAGATTGTTTTCTTATAATACAGCAGGTTGGTCGTTGATGTTTGAGGATGAAGATGGAAGTACTACAGACTCTTACGATAGTATTTTTGCTGTATCTGAAAAGATACTACAAAGTGAAAATCCTCGTATAGAATTTGATATGGTTGTTCCTACATCAAGCCTTGCTTCATTAGACTTCTTTTTACAAACTTTATCAGCTACGAGATTTACCTCTAATGGTATACTTGTTAAGAGTGCAAGCGGTGAAGTATTTAATGATAACGCCTACCTTACTATAGAGGGTATATTACAATAATTGTAAATTAATGTGATGGCTACATACAATGACTACCCACAATCAGCTACTAACAACGCAAAGAAAGTTCTTGCGTGGAAGGAGAAGTATGGCGATGAAGTAAAAGGAATGACTTCAGTGGGTTGGACTCGTGCAAGACAGTTAGCATCAAGAAGAAAGCTATCATATGATACTATTGCTAGAATGGCTGCATTTAATCGTCACAGAAAGAATGCTGAGATTGACCCTAAGTATAAGGACACTCCTTGGAAAGATAGAGGCTACGTTGCTTGGCTTGGGTGGGGAGGAACTTCAGGCGTTAATTGGGCGATTAAAAAAGCTGAGTCAATCCGAAAAGGAACAGTTAAGGCTAGTGCAGATATCGCTAACCTCCCGTGGGGTAATCGCAAAAAACAAGATGATTACGCAACACAGGGTAAGGATGGAAGCATTAAGAAATCTCCCAAAGCACCTAAGAGCGACACTCCTGAGAAAAACCCTAAAGGTATTGGAAAAGGTGGAAAGCTATCTCCAAAGATTATTAAGTCTATAGAAGGTAAAGTAGCAAAGCATAATGAGAAGTACCCTGATAAAAAGATTGGTGTCGGAGCTGCAAAGCGTGTTGTGTTACGTGGTATGGGTGCATACAATACGTCTCACTCACCCAAAGTTACCTCTGCCACTCAATGGGGGCTTGCAAGACTAAACGCATTTTTATACTTGGTGAAGAACGGTAAGCCTTCTAACCCAAAGTATGTACAAGATAATGACCTGCTACCAAGCTGGCATAAAAGAAAAACTAAGAAGAATGGATAACTTACCATTATTTGATATATCGTTAGAAGATATTGCACAAGGGATGTACAAGATTTCCCTTGTAGACAAACCTGCTATTGAGGAAAACTTTATCTACTTCAACGAAGTTGAGCGAGTGCAGATGTTTTCTAATGACGAGAAGAAAGAAGTTGTAGGACCAATTATGATTCCTAACAAGGAAATCCTACGATTCAGCCCTGATATGGGATACTACTATGTACGCTTCACAAAGGAGACAATCGAAGAGATTATGTACAAGTATTCTAAGGAAGGGTTGTTTAACGCATTTGGTGTTAACCACTCATACGATACTGATGACGTGGTAATGCTAGAAGTTTGGATGAAGGAAAGTGATAACGATAAGTCTAAAGACTATGGTTACGACCTACCAAACGGAACAGTATTCGTAAAGGCTAAGATTGAGTCTGACGAATTGTTTGCTTCGATTAAGAGTGGAGAGATTAATGGTTTCTCCATCGAGATTAAAGCTGATATTAAACCAACAAATAATAATGAACAAATGAATGAATTTGCTTTCGCCAAAGAACTTGGTAAGTTGGAGGCTCAATTTGAGGCTATGATGAACAAGTACGAGGCACGCATTGAAGCTTTGGAGAACGAGAACAACGTACTCCTAGAAGCTGTAACATCTTTTGAAGATAAGTTCGCTGGCGTTGAAGACTTAAAGTCTGCTGTAGAAATGATTCAAAAGCACATTGAGAGTATGACTAAATCTGAAGAAGATATGGGCGTACACGAAGATGAGGAAAAAGAAGAGATGGCTTCTAACGAGGAAGAGGAAATGGCCTCTGACAAGGAAGAAGAATCTTACGAGGCAACTGAAGAGGTTACTGAAGAAGTAACTGAAGAGTTTGAGGCTACTGAAGAAGAGGTTAACGAAACAGAAGTTGAGGAGCAATTTGCTGCTGAACAGAAAGAAGAGGAAGCTGAAGAAACAGTAGAAGACAAGACAGTAGTTTTTAATGGTATCACTCCTGAAAAGGTGAATATGATTAATAACTTCTTTAATCGCAAGTAATTATTGTAAATTAAGTAAAACGAACCTTTTTTAAAATTCATATAAAATGAGTATTTCTATTTCTTCATTGCCATATGGTGACAGACGTCCTGACCTCTTCATCGATGCAATGGTAAAATCAGCGGCTGTATTAAACCGCTTCCGTCTAATTGACGGTGTAAAAGCTAAAGTAAACGTACCAATCTTTGATGCTTCATTGACTTTCGGTAACGACCTTTGTGTATTTGATTCTCAATCTACTGCTTCAGTAGGTGAAAAAGAGATGACTGTTGAAACTTACAAGTGGGCTTTCCTAAACTGTAAGGATGCACTTGAGTCTTCTTACCGTGGCTTGTTGTTGAAGCAAGGTCAGCACAATCCTGAAACTATGGATGCTGAATTTAAGGATTGGGTATTTGACTACTTCGCAAAACTTTCTGCACAGAAGGCTTTGGAACTAGCAGGTACTGAAATCACTACTGAGTTGGCTGCAGATGCTGACGTATTGGACTACGATACTAACGCTACTATCAGCTCTTCTAACATCCTAGACTTGATGGAAGGTGCTTACGGTACAATGAGTGACGTAATGTTGGCAGCTGTTTACGGTGACGCTGACCGTGACTTCAAACCTGCTTACTTCTTGGGTACTGCTGCTATGCAAGCTTACCAAATCGCTATCGCTGGTTTGTACACTACTACTCCTCAAGGTGTTGTAGAAGGTGGTATTCCTAACTACTACGGTATGGAAGTTATCCATATGGCTTCATTGCCTGCTGACGAGTTTGTTATCTCTGCTCCACAGAACATCGTGATGTTGACAGACGACTACAATGACGTACGTGCTATCGATATGAAGTACGAAGCTGAATTGTCTTCTGACAAAATTTGGGGTCAGTTCAAGCTTGGTTTCTCTTACCTAAAAGGTGAAGAGATTGTATACGCGAAAAACTTCGCATAATTAATTAAATAATAACGGAAGGGCTTTTAGCCCTTCCTTTAATACCCTATAAAAAATGGCTTGTACTGTAACTCTTGCTGATATTAATTACACTTGTGATGACTTGGGTGTTGGTGGTATTGTTGAACTTCATATTGCTAATCGTTTAACTGCTGATGCGGTTTTGGAATACGACACTGATACTCGTGTTGTTAGTGCTGCAACAGGCGTTATT